TGCATCTAAAAGCTCTACGCCGGGTCTGTTTCCTATAGATCCGTCATCGTGGTGGAGCGTGTTAAGGCCGCTACGATAGAACCCCTCACCCGGAAAGAAAGGCCCCCCGTCGGAGTTCATACCGGAACTGAAATTGAATTTAGTGTCTATAGTTCCTGGCATTTATCTCCTCTCTTCTAGTGCTGTAACGCGAGCTTCAAGTTGCTCCATGTTAATCTCTATTTGATTGGGCTACGCTTTCCAGCATTTCAAACAAAACCAAGTTTCGTCTGAACCCGACCGTACAGTTTGTGCCCCGCCAGAGGTAACATTCACTTTAAAATAGTCTCCCCCGCTAACTACCAGTTCTGAAGTAGAAACTTGCGCCCTAAAACTTGTTCCAGACGGTATATCAGGGAAAAGTTGTCTTCCCGCGCCAGCATAGGCAGCACTATTATTTTTAGTGATGTCTAATTGTCTAGACCCCGTTCCAGATGCCCACCTGACTTGTCCTGTAAGCACGGCTCTAGTATATCCAGTAGGTACTGTAAGTCTAGCTGAGTTCGTTGAGTTATCGTGCATAGAAGAATCATCTTTATATGCCTCAGCCGTAAAACTCAAATCTTCTGCTACCCCAGCAGCAGTGTCTTCATCAGAAGAAAGATAAACTAAACATCTTAAAGGGGGTAAATTATCGAATTGAGTTTGAACGCCATCGAATTGAGTTTGAACGCTGCTGGTAGGGTCGAGGTACCCAAACACAGTTGGACTTACTCCGTTAAGTGCTCCAGTTAGCGTTCCTCCTGTAAGAGGAAGATAGCCAACTTCTGTAGCAGCCGTCTTCTGGTACTCGCGTAGCATAAGAGCCACGTCTCTAAATGTAACAGGCTTAAGAACTGACATCGTTCACCAAGTCTGTATCTATATGGTAGGGCTGATGCCTGCTCTTCCTGGCGAAATTTATGTTTCCTAAAGAGACATCGTGAGATTGCTGAGCTCTGACTATTTGCCGCAGCAGCTTTGACTTAGCCACGTTATGGAATCTCATATACCTGTCCCCTAAATTGGAATCCCCCAATATTTCATAGAAGGCTCTAGCTATACATAAGTTAATCAGCGTAGCGTAGAATTTATCGCTCAGGTCTATTACATCTGTGTCCGCAGATACTTCTGTTTGAGGATATTGAAGAACGTATGACTCTGAGTTGGAGGCAGTCAGGTAACTTTCCACAGCTGCATCGAAAGCGTCGAAAATGACGTAGTCTTGATCCATCAGCCCCATAGTCCATACTTTAGGGTCTCTGTCATTCTTGAATGCTGTCGATCTTTCTATTCTGTGTAGAAAATCTGTAGGAGTAATATACTCTACTACTTTTCCGTTGTAGTATATCGTGTACACGGCTTCAACGCCTGTAGGCAGAGCCATAGTCCACGGTATAGCAGGGTAATCATCTTTCCAATTATCTGTTCCTACTGTAAAGGATACACCAGTAGACGTAGATAGACGCACTACCGTTTTCCTAGGAACCCAATTCATGTCCAGGTCTAGTTCAGCGACAGCGCGTCTAAGTAGAGCTAAGACTTGTTCAGCTTCTTCGGTCTCACCAAGAGTCGACACGCCGCTATTATCAGTAGCGTTCAGGACTTGGTTGACAAGCTGTAGCGTCGTGTAGCGCATTACTTGCGTTTACCTCTCTTGAATTTTGGGATATCGAATAAGTCTTCTGCGTTTTTGACTTCCGGTTCAGGTGCTTTACTAGGAACCTCTTTGCGCGGTCGGCCACCTTGCTTACGAGCCCACTCATTCAGATCGTTTTCAATGAACTTAACGGCATCGAAGAATGTAGCAAATTTAGATTTAGAAGACCACCATCCTAATCCAGTTAGTTCAGAGTCCGGGTACTTATCGTTGGGTAATTTAACTTTCCAGTACCCTGCCACAGAGATAATAGTATCTCCGCCAGGGATGATAGGGTATCCTTCAACCATAGTATTCTCCAGAATAAGAGGGGCTTTCGCCCCCCTTAAGGTTTACTTACGTTTGCCACGTCGGCGACAGATCGCTTACTAAGAGATCGACGTAACTGATAACCAAGGTACTTTCACCTTGAGTACCAGTCACAGTTTTGTCGACTCTGAGAATCTCAGTGGTCTCCAAGACGCAGTCCGCAGCCGTGGTTGAGAGCGTCAAAGACGTTCTAGCATCCGCAGCCAAGGCAGTACCAGCCGCTTTAGCGGCAATGTCCGCAACCTTTGTACCGGCTCCATCTTCGGAGTCGATATTCAAGGCCGTGGTGTTAGTGGCCGCAGCTTCAGCGGTATCACCCGCGAAGTAATCAATAGCCACGATTTGGACTCTGTTAGGAAATCCAATGTTACGTTGCTCAGTGGCCGTCAATAACGGAACCACGACAGACTTTAACCGATCAGAATCAAACGTACGGTTCTGAGGCGGCACAGCCGCCGTGCTCGGCGCTTTAGCAGGACTTGCAGTATCAGCCATATTGTATCACCTCCTTTATTAGACAGATGGCACAGCGATTACAGACTCAGGGCGGAACACCCGGATACCGTAGCGCATACATGCGTGGTACACATCACGTTTGCGGGCGTGATCCCGGAAATTTTCAATTTCGATATTTTGGCGGAATGCGCCAAAGAAAGCTTCTGGCCCCAAGAAGAGATTCACAACGGGAGAAGTTAACGCAGCCGTGGTACCAACCCCGTATTTGGGCAGAGTCTCCGAGTCCATAGTGGACAGGAGATTACTCGTGAACACCTTGAATCCGTAGAATTCTCCGACGTAAGACGAAGTACCGAATCCGAGTTTCATGATAGAGTTGGCACCCATAACATCTTGGCGGTACCAAGCATTGCTGTTCGTTGCCGTGTGAAGACCGAGATCATGGCACACTTTAGGATCGACTACTGCAATGCGTCCGGACTTAGCGACGTTTGCTTTATCGAACACATAAGCTGCATGAACGAAGTCGTTCCAATCGAAGATTCCGCCAGTACCTGAAGCAGCCCATCTGTGGTCGTAACCACTGATATCGTTGTCGTCAGCTGCCGTGTGGCCGTTGGCGGTATCCGTTGCAAGCACATTCCATACATCGGCCTCAATTTTTTCCTTAAGGCCCCGGATCATATCTTGGCGCCACATAGTGGAAGCCATACCGATCACGTAGGAATCTTGCTTCATCTTATCAGTAATACCGATACCCGATTGGTAATAGTTGTCAATAGTCAGCTGAATCTCGTTCAGCGTAGGATCTTCAACCGTGATTTCATCGTTCTCGGAATAAGAACGAATAGGCATACGCCCAGACGTTGGGATTGTCAGGGTGTCACCAGTGGGGAATTCATCAGTGAGCCAGCGAGTGTGGGGAAAATTTGCCATCAGAGCAGGAAAAAGTTCTTCCTTAATCTCTGCTTTCCATAACTCGTCCTCGATGATGTATCCACCGTTAGTGCTGGAACTAATCATCTATAACCTCCTAGGTTGCTAAATAGTCACTAACCTCTCTGCCTGCCTCTCGGTATGCGGAGATATTAGATCTGACTTGGTTTTGAACATCGTTAGACCAGTACTTAGACGGGTCTTCTTTTAAGAGTTTCTTGAATTCTGAATAAGGCTTCAGACCTTTAAGAGCACGGGGGGTCGCCCCTTGGGGTTGAGCAGAAGGACTAGCGCCTCTTGAACCGTACGATTCGACTCTTTGGGCTCCTTGTTTCATCTTGAATAGGGCCACAAGATCGTCTGGGGAATTAACAAGCAGCGAATTTACAACTGCTGTGTTGGTTGCGTAGAACTCTTTCCACACTTCTTTAGCCTCTTCCGCAGAACCTACAATCTCCGTAACGGCGTCACGCACCTTCTGTTTATTGCCCTCTAAATTCTTAGCCTGTTCCGCTTCTAGAGCGGCTCTTTCTGAGGCTGACATCTCAGCCTTCACTAAATTTTTAACAGCTTCCTCGGTCAGGCCGCTGTACCCTCTCTGTTCCTGATTATCCATCTGGATCTCCTGTTCCTGGTTAGGGGGGGCAAAGCTTTTAAGGCGCTCTTCAAACGAAGCCCATACATCTTCTTTCTGCTTCGTCTCATCTAGCAAACCCTTCAAGGTTTTATTTTCTTCCTCAATAAGGGCTATGTGCGCGTCGGAGGCTGCTTTAGCTTTCATGACAGCATCCACATTCTCGAAAACTTTTCCTCCTATAGTGATCTTACCAGTCTCTTTATCGATAGAGATTTCAGGGGTACTTTGTTTTTCACTGGTCTCGTCAAAAACTTCAGTCATAATGATTCTCCTAATGGGTCAATAAGGAAATTGCTCTCTTAAGTCCGGCATTAAAGCCGTTCTCGTACAGCAGGCGCTCTGTTATAACAGAGTCTTTTTGTAACATTATCCCGACATCTGCGTGCCGAAATTCTTTCTTGAGGTGCTCTACTATGAAGTCAATAAATTCTTGCCCGTTCTTCCGGGCGCTTTCTAGTACAGCTTTCTTCTCTTTCTCAAGCATGAGCGTATTGTGCATAGTTCCTTTAAGGGTTCTGGTTATCTGCTTCTTGTTGCATCTCTTGCTGTTTCTGCTGAAGTTGGGCTTGCTCTTCCAGGCCTGCTCCGAAGCGGATTATACCGTTCTCTTCTAGTCCGGCTTCCTCTTCAAACACCTTAAGGGCTTGATAGGTATCTGTGTGAGGTTGCGCAAACTTTGAGCCCACCTCAAGCATCTCCACAATCTTAGCCATCTTGGTCTGTCTGTGCCTGAAATGCTTGCTCCCTATAGGATACAGTCTACCGTCCTGTCTCAGGTCTTCGGGTGTCAGCTGTGCCCATCCTTCCATATCCGTTTGGGGAATAGAGGCCAGATCTGAGCTATCCATATTCTTGAAGTTAAGCTCTAAGAGCAGGTTCAGGAGGGGCTCAATGAACTCGTCCTCAAACTGAAGCAGCTTTTCAGCGAAGTGGTTATCAGCGTGGGACAGCAGCTGATCTACTTCAAAGGCTGTCTTTTCTCCAGGAGACCGGAAACCTGCGGTTTCTCTAGGAACCCCCGCATATTCCTCCATCTCCCTTTCGTACGCCATGATAGGATTCTCGAACATAAGCACACGAGGATCAGGGTACTCAAGCTTTATGTCACCATTTGGAGGAACATACCATGTCGCTCCGGGCTTTAGTTCAAAGGACTCATCTGTCGCATCGCCGCTAACCTTGATTATAGGGTATGTACAATAGTCAATGGCGTCTGACTTAGCGTTCTCTAAATGGTCTATGCGGTATTGCAGCCCTATAAGATTCTCTAAAGGCCCCATAGACCATAAGTTCTCGGGCCGCTTTCTCCATCCCGCTTTTACAACAGGCTTTGATCCTGTAATGGTAGGGTTCTTTCGGAATATAATGGGCCATAGTCTATTTGCTACGACTACGTGCATATTGGGATGGAAGGTGTCGGTTTCCTTTTCATAAATATCCCCAAAGAACTCAATCAACTCTACCTTACCTTTTTGCCAGTACTCGTGCATATACACGTCGTCCATACGTCTGTTGTTCTCTTTAATATAATCCACTAGGCTCGTAGAGAAGTTTTGTCCAGAAGCTGCCAGTACCTTATCTACTTCTTCCTTCGTGTACAAGGTGGTATCTGATTTATAATCTTTGACGAACTGGGACATATCCTTCACAAGCCTATGAGCAAAGTAGGACTGCTCAAAAGAAGGAGCAAGCGCATTTATAGTAGAGTCATAAGGAGAGATTCTGTAGGGTCTGGCCCCCTTAAAAGTAAGGACAGCCTCGCCCGTCTTCATAGACTTTGTGCGGTACGTTACATATTCTATACCGCAGAAGGCATTACCAAACTGAATAAAGTCATCGAGACACTGAGTAAGGGTCTCCCTAAAACGAACTTGGGGGTGCCGCAGCTTGTGCGTCATGTAGTGCTCGATGGCCTTGGCCATAGGCCTCTTCTCCATAGGGTGGGCCTGCCACCGGAAGAAGTTATCTGACGGTATAAGGTTGCGCACGTACTCTGTTAGAAGCTTATCGTGAATCCACGTCAGCTTCGGTCTGGTTACTTTATTCTTCCACGGCGATCCTTGCTTTGCTGTGGTGCTGCTCGTATCGGTAGCGTACATGTATGAACGAATCTCGTTCCATCTATCCACAAGACTCAGCCGCTCGCTTTCCATCTCCTCGTAAAAGTCGACTACGGAGCTAGCTACTTCGGAAACTTCCGATATGTCTTCCACGGTCAGTGTATGCATTATACGGCTACTCCTCCGAATCTAGGATGAAAGGAAATGACGTTTCCTTGCTTAAGTTGTTCCGGATGATGGGGGGAGGGCTTAGCACAGATCTCCATAACCATAGACAGCGCATCTGCGATATCGTCATGCGGAGGGTGAGCTAAAACCAATTCATCTTCCAGTATTTCGCAGTTGCCACCTCTGAAATGCTTAACGAGTCCGTTAGCGTAGAGAGGCTCCAATATGCTTACAATACGTTCTTGCTTTCGTCCCTGAGCTACAGGGGGCCTGTAATCTTCCAGAGAGAAAAATACGTTCCTGGATTGCATCTGGTCTCTAATTTCCGTGAACAGGAATCTCTGGGCTGCCACTACCTCAACTCTCAGTTTTTTGAACTTTCTTTTATCGTGCATCTTGAAGAGGGAATCTACAATAACCGACATCCTCTCCGTCTGGAATCTGTCAATATCTAAAATATAACGGTTGTTTTCATGGTCTGCTCCTACAACCACTATTGCAGTATAATCAGAATCCGGGTTAACTGTTGAAGCCGCGTCTACAGCTGCGTATACGTTTAGAGGCGTCTTACTCCAGTTTTCACCCTTCAGGTACCATCTTCCTCGCTCGAACACAAGCTTACTGGGGTCGTAGTAAGAGAAGTTACGAGTAAATGTCTGGGTTTCAGGGTCGATGGGATTTTGGTAGTACTGGCTGTAGAACTTAGATTGATCCAAGTAGCCAGCCCTAATTCCAGAAAGCGCTCTGTCGTCAAATCCGTACCAGTTCCCATCTGGGCCTTGCTTCCTTGGCCACAAGAACTGACCGTTTGATTCGACTGTCCGAGTCATGGTCTGGAACATTTGCTCCTTTGCAGACTCAATTCCGTCCGAACTGAACCCAATCCGTTGAGCTCCGATAAGGCGGTTGTAGAGATCTTTGGCATGATACCGAGTACCAATTGCCATAATCTCTCCACCGGGATTGAGCACCGAAGTCATAAAAGAGTACCACGTTTCTAGCTTTCGGCGACCTTCCTGAGACCACGGCGAGTATTGATCGGCTTCAGGGGCCACAACATCATCCAGCATGAGGAGATCAGCGTGGGCGCCTGTGACGTTATGTCCGATGCCCAAAGCTCGTAGAGTGTAATCCCTTACTCCTCTTTCTCTTCTATATGGATGATCGACTGCAAAAACATGTTGCCTCCATACCTCTCGTTTACTCTTGTCTTGGTGAACGAGTTCAGGCCAATAGAGACTAACTTCCGGCCCTTCCAATACTGCTTGTATAGAGTTCGTCTGAAGTTCGGCTAGCGTATGCGAAGCTGAAGCGTACAGAACAGTCAAAGCTGGATCTTTGACAATCCTCCAACACACCCAGAGGTACGCAAGGGTCGATTTTAAGTGCCCTCTAGGTAGCAGAATCAGTTGGTGAGTCAATCCGCGCTGGTTATTGTGTTGCATCCAATCGCAGACTTCTTCATGAATATGGCCCACACTTAACCACGGGGCCACCAATTTTACAAAAGCAAAGAATCTGTATTCAGCTGCTTCTCTAACAAGCAGTTGCTTTTTCGTCAGATCTTTGTTAGAATACATTATTAATTGACGCCTTTATGGAGACTGATTATGTTGTCTAGTTCCGGGCCGCTCATAGCAGATGCTCTTCTTATAATCATCTCCCTTTTTTCAGGAGCTCCTTTAGAGGGTCTACCAGGTTTTTTAGCACGATCCTTTTCAAGATTACCTTCAAGAATCCACCGGATTTTAGGCCAATCTTTTGGATCAACGCGCCTTTTAGCAACATCCCTAAAAGCTTCAGCATAGATTTTCAGTAGAAGTTGTTCCTTCCACTCCTCCAGGTAATTTTTCATAGGAGTTGAGCTAAAGATTCTCCGCCACTCATTCCACCGCTCGGTCGAAGGAACTTCGGTCATAAGAACCTGAGAAGCAAGGTAGCCCGTTGTATCGCCTTGTTCTAAGAACTCTTCCTGAAAGTCCTCTAGACTGTACGGACTTGGAGCGTCTGTGGTGTTTTCTCTTCTTAGCTCTTTGAATAAGCCAGTCTTCGGTTTGTTTCCTGCTGCCATAAGGATCTACCTCTCTCCCTCCTTAGAGGGCGTGCCATATCTCTTCAGCCGCATCTTAGCTATCTGCAGTAATATAGTCCAGAATGGCTTAGTCCACTTATTTGGGAGGTGCAGACCGACCAAAAAAGTTATCACCATCGGCCCAAAGTATTGCACCAGCATCTCGGATATTTCTGGAATCATGCAGTTATCTCCTTGCTTCTTCTAGTTTTTCGATTCTTTGTGTATTGGTCTCTATACGGTATAGAACTAGCACCATGTTCTCATTGAGAGAGATCATAGACATTGCAGCGCGGCCTAGTATAAGGACTGCAACCCAGACAGCGGTGATAAGGAGTTTATCTTTCGTGTTAATCCATGTGAGCATACTATGCTCCTACTTTTTCTTCGTCGTCTTCATCTTCTTTGTAGAATCTAGCACAGAGTAAGTCAAGGCCAGAAAATACGTTCACATACTCAGAAATAACATTACCCGCAGTGTCGTAAGATATGAGGGTATACTTCCGAAGCCCTGATTCAGACATGATAGCCTCTCCACCAAGGCGGTTGCATTCGAGGGTAAAGTCCCCTTGCTCTTTAGCGATGTCCACGCCGGGCGTGAAGGCCAGCCACATAAACAGCAGCACTTGAGTTTTTAGCATTATATTACACTCTCGTAGAGGGCCTCAGCGATTCTGAAATCTTCAGGCCAGTCAATGTCAAATCCCGACATATTTGTACACACGTAGTAGTCAGGTAGTGATCCTATTCTATTATTCATGTCTTGGTACACGTCGCCAGTAGTCAAGAACGCGGCTCTATTTAAGGCGTATACGGGGTCTAGAGACTGCGTAGCGGGCCAGTTGCCTTGCTCGCGGAAATCGTAGTTGAGAGGCTTTCTGCGCCCATCCCATACGTACTCTCTGATGGCCGTCACCGTAACGAGAGAATCGCACCATAAGTTCACTCTGTACCAATGTTCTAGAAGCTTCTTATACTCGTTCGCCGTGAATAACGGGCTGGTAGCGTGCGTCCACACAATTACGTCTGATCTGCTTTTGACCAAGTTTTTTGAAACGTACGCTACAAGTTCATCTGTATGCGTTTCGTTTGTGCAGAGATACTCGTCTCTCCAATCTACTGTAAACAGAGAGTCCTTCGGAACACGGGCTGCCACTTCTTCGGAGTTTGTGCTCACTATAACTGAGTCAAAGGTATCTGCCTCTCTCAGCTGGGCTAACTTAAGTGCTACGAGTCCGTCTTTGTGGGAAGAGAACCTTCTAGTGTTCTTGAAGGGGACTCTTACAGACTCTCCTTTACAAGGAACAAATGCTATGTTAGCCATAAGGAAACTCTTTGAAGGGTATTTCGTAGAAAGCTTTATAGGGAGAAGTGTTGTATATCTCTATGCCTTCTTGTTTTAAGCCTGGGAGTATCTTATCTCTCAGTTGCCTGCGTATGATCCCTGTGAATGGCTCTAGATCTCTTTCATACTGGGAGGTGGCCCCAAAGAAATGTGTTCTGTCTTGTGTGCGACAGAGGTCAAAACCAACAAGATATATGGGATTAAAACCCATATGAGCGGCCACACTAATAGCACTAGCTGTAGTTGTTCCATTCGTATATACTCCTCTAGCTATGTCTCCCGACCACCCCGATGGGCCCAGGTCAGGCATGTAGATGCTGTTGTCTGTGGTATAAGACGAGCAGGAGAAGACTACATCTGCCTTTTCATGATACTCGTCCAGCCAGCACTCGTCGTTCGCTACAGCCCACATGCAGTGCTTCATAGCCCAAACCGATGAGTTAACTGCTATGGTCTGCTCTGGGGGCAGGTTACTTATTGGTAGCTCGTTCAGGCTCGGGCCGCTTGCTAGGACTATTCCCGGCAACCCGCTGTACCGCTTCCTCAATAGGGATGTAAGGATACGCTGTGAGTGCCGAACCTTCGGAACAGTTATAAAGTTTAACTTTGGCCGCATCAAGGCGGGGTCTAGCCGAGCCGAAAGCGGTGATACATCCTCTGAACCAAACATCTCTACCTGGATCGTCTCTGTTCTTTTCGCCATAGAAATGGGTTCTCTGTCCTAAAGTTTTAAGATCTTGGCCCAACAGATAGATTTCTCTGAATCCCATGTAGGCAGCTATTTGTAAAGCTATGTACGTTGAAGAATGCCCGGAATAAACTCTTCGTCGTACATCTGAGCTATATCCATATACCCCCTCGAGTCTTCGTACTCTAGAGGTGCCTGGGATTTGTACAGGATCTCTTTCCCAGAGTCCATCGTCGTATAACGAGATAACGCGGCCTCCGTTATTTCCATAAGTAAGC